AACTTCTTGGCAAGAGATTATGAAATGGTTTATGAATTAGAAGCTTCTGGAACTACAGCCTTTACAGCAGAAATAGCCCATAAAATAAGGTCTGGTGGATCAGGACAAGCAAACACAAGTCAAGCTATTACATATAATGCCTTTTCAGGTTCAACAGGCACGACACTAGGTAAGCTCAATATTGATAAACATTTTCCAGATATGAAGATAATAGATTTTATAACTGGTCTGTTTAAGATATTTAATTTAACAGCTCAAGTAAACGAACCTATAGCTTCTACTCCAATTATAAATGTGAAAACTTTAGATACTTTTTATAGTGATGCATCAAGCAATGTGTCAAATGGTACTATAGATATAACAGAATTTGTAGATGTAAGTTCACATGATGTTGAACCCACTAAACCATTCAATAGGGTTTCTTTTGAATACGAGAAGTCTGATGCACTTTTAATGAGACAACACTTTTCCAACCATAACAAGGAATTTGGTAATACAATATTTGATGTTCAAGATACACAAACAAGAGATTTAAGTGGTACTGCAATAGGCAATGAATCTGATAGATATTCTCCAATAGGTAGAGAGTATAAATTGCAAATTCCATTCTCACATCTTAAATATGAAAGGATATATGACGAAGCAACGAACGCTGTAACGGAGATTCAATGGGGTTACTCTGCTGGAGGTACTTTCAAGCATGAAGAATTAACAGTAAATAAAGGAAACTATCAATCAAAAAGTTTAAAACCATTATTGTTTTATGCAATACAACAAACCATATCTGATGGAAAGCCAATAAACTTTATGGATGACTCATCTTCAATAACTCAATACTTCAGACCAGCTAATCATGCAACTGTAGGAGATGATAATTTGCCTATTACTGCGAGTTCTGCTCCTAACTTTAGCTTAAATTTTGACTGTGAATTTGATGAGTGGAATAGAAGAAACTATTGCTATTTTGATGAAAATACAGAAGAGTTTATTGACAACTCTTTGTTTAATAAATATTATGCTAGTTATATAAGAGGTGCTTTTAATTTACAGAAAAGAATATTCAAATTCAAAGCCTATCTACCAGCAAAATTTTTAACCAGATATAAACTCAATGACCAACTTAAAATCAAAGATAGATTATATAGGATAAATTCTATAGAAACAAATCTAAATACTGGTGAATCTAAGCTTGAGCTGTTGAATCTTATACCTGACGTAGACACTATAATATGATAAAAGGAATATTAGACTTATTGAATATTGATGATTTCTATGGTGTATCTGAAAATATAGATATAGCAAAAGGAAAATATAGAGCTGTAAGAAACATGAAAGATGTTATTAACCATACAAAAAGAAGAATTTATAGATCATGAAAAAGATATTAGTAGAATTTAAAGTATTAGATACTTCTGGCTCTATAAATAAAACATCGGAGCAGATGGGTAATCTTGGTAGGCAAACCCAAAAAACTACCAAAAAGTTTAAAGATAACACTGCTAATGCTGGACTAAATAATGCGATACTTATGGAAACCAGTAGACTTGCATCTGATGCTAGTTTTGGTTTTATGGCAATAGGTAACAACTTGTCTCAGCTTATCAATTTATTTCAGATGTCTGCTAAATCAGCAGGAGGTGTAACAGCAGCTTTCCGTAAACTGTTAACCTTAAATTCACTGCTTATTGTAGGGATTCAGCTTGTCATATCCTTCCTGCCTAAAATGATTAAGAAATTTCAGGAATCAAGAAAAGAAGCAGATTCTTTATCAAGAGCTTTAGGTCAAGCTGAAGCAAGTACAAGAGATTTCCAATCTCAAGTAAGTGCTTTAATGAGTGCTATAGATAGTGGTACTTTATCTTTTGTACAAAGTGAAGAAGCCCTCAAGAAGTTAAAAAAAATAACAGGTTTAAATAATCTTGAATTAGATGCTAGTAATAAACTCACTAAAGAATCAATAGAACTTATTGGTAAACAAATTAAAATAAGAATACTAGAAACAAAAATACAGGCTATACTTGAAAGAATAAAAGCACGAGAGAAAAAATTCTTTGAGGAAATAGCAGAAATTAGAGAAAAAGAAAATAGTAAAATATTTAAGTTTTTTACCCTTTTACAGTCGGTTTTTCAACCTGTAATTGACTTCTTTAATAGATTTATTGAGAGGTATAATCACATCATTACAGCTATTGCCGATAATCCTATAGCTAGAGCCTTAGGATTGGGTGCTTTAGGTGGTCTTATAATTGAAGTGAACGAAAAACTTGACAGTCAGGAACAGAAGTTACTTCAAAGAAAAAAGATACAAGAGGAACTTTCAAAAGTTGAGAAGGAACGCAACAAAGATATGGCTGAAAGTGAATCTATATTAAAAGATTTAACCAGACAAGTGTTGCAGCTTAGCACTGCCGAGGGAGGTCTTATAGAAAAAAGATATGAATTTCTTGAAATAACAGAAAAACAGATAGCTGCTATACAAAGAGAAAGAGAAGCATTTTTAGAATTAAATAGATTAAAGCTCAGATTTGAAGAGGATTTAATTAAGTTTCAAGGTCAGTCTGCAACCTTTGCTATCGAAAGGGTTATGGCGGAGGATAAGTTAATGACAGAAAGAATACAAAGAGAAAATATTGGAGCTGTCAATAGTCTAAAAGCTCAAGAAGCTACAGCCGCTAAAGATTTACTTATTGCCGAGAAAACTAATGAAGCAAAAAAAGTAATGCTATTTGACTTAGGAGATGCTATTGTTCAAGCAGCAGGGGAAGGGAGTGCTGTAGGTAAAGCTGCTGCTGTAGCCATGGCTATAATGAATGTCCATGAAGGGATAACAAAAGCTCTAACTCTCAAACCCCCATTTAGTTTCATAGCCGCAGCCACAGTTGCTCTTAAAGGATTTTCTGCTGTCAGATCAATAATGTCAACTAAAATACCAGGTGGCGGAGGTGGCGGTGGTGCATCTGCTCCAAGTGGTATAGGCGGTGCTAGTGACGTAGCTGCTCCAGACTTTAACGTTGTAGGAGATACTGGCACATCAACACTCGCCAGAGTTTTAGGTGAAGGAAGAAGAACTCCTACTAGAGCTTATGTTTCAATGAATGATGTGATTGAGAATAATGAAATAATGAGAAATATAGAAGATACTGTTAGTTTATAAAAAATGTGATATGAAAATAATAGAATTACTTATCGATGAAGAAGCAATGCTTTCAGGCATTGAAGCTATATCTATAGTCGACAAACCAGCTATAGAAGAAAACTTTATAGCCCTTAACAAACAACCAAAGCTCAAACTTGCTGAGGTAGATAAAGAAAAGCGTATTCTCATGGGGGCTGCTTTAGTTCCTGACAGAAACATCTACAGAAAAGAAGGTGAAGATGAGTTTTATATCTACTTCTCTAAAGATACTGTAAGAAAAGCAAGTGAACTGTTTTTGATGAGAGGTAATCAAAACAAATCTACCTTAGAGCATCAAGCTGATCTTCATGGTTTATCGGTTGTAGAAAGTTGGATTGTAGAGGATGAAACCCATGACAAAACTAGAAAGTATGATCTAGATATGCCAGTAGGAACATGGATGGTCTCAATGAAGGTTAATAATGAGGAGGTATGGGAGAAGTATGTAAAAACTGGGCTTGTAAAAGGATTCTCTATAGAAGGTTATTTCACTGATAAAATAAATATGTCTGAGATTAGAAATGACATGGAGGAGACTTATGCCAAAGAAATATTATTAGAGATACAAGATTTTATAGTATCTAAGAAATACAAACTAGCGACATATAACGATTATCCAGATGCAGTTGTAAATAATGCAAAGAGAGTGTTAGAGTTTGTAGATGAAAATGGCTGGGGGTCTTGCGGAACACCTGTAGGAAAACGCAGAGCATCGATGTTGGCAACAAAATCTAATCTATCGGTATCAACGATAAAAAGAATGAGAAGCTTTCTGCTTAGACATGCAAAAGACTTAGAGGTGTCTACATCCTATACAGATGGTTGTGGAAAGCTAATGTATGATGCATGGGGAGGTAAAGCAGGTCTAAGATGGGCAGAATCAAAACTAAAACAAATAGGTGAGTTAGAAATGGTAAGTCAAGTAATAGATAAGAAGATTGCTATCATTGATGACAGACTCGCTTATGCTAGTAAAGAAGCCGCACTAGAAAAAGCTAAGGATATGGGATGTGAAGGATTTCATGTCCATGAATTTGAAGGTCAAGAGTGGTTTATGCCATGCAAGGAACATAATCTTGCTAAAGTTGGCAAAAGAGGTGGCATTGTAAAAAGTCCAAAAGCACCAAAATCTGACACACCAAATCCTAATCCTAAAGGTAAAGGTACAGCTAGAGGAACAGCTAAAGGCAAAACTGGTGCTAAAGTATCTGCAAGAGACAGAGCAACATTAAAAAAGAAATCTGATGAATTTAATAAGAAATATAAAAGTAAACTGGGGTATGGTGTCACTACTGGTGTTCTTGCTTCTGTTTATCAACGTGGTCTGGGAGCTTACAATACATCTCGCAGCCCAAAAGTTCGTTCAGCTAGTCAATGGGCTTTTGCAAGGGTTAATGCCTTCCTTTATTTAGTGAAAAATGGTAGACCACAAAACGCAAAATACACTACAGATAATGATTTATTGCCAAAGAAACATCCTAAATCCAGCAAAGCATGAATTACTTTAGAAGAAAAATAAATAGAATTAGAAATAAATTCACTTACAGCAGGACATCTCCAGAGAATGATAGAAGAGCTTGTTTATGCCCAGATGGCAGGTCTTATCATAGGGATTGCTGTGATGGAAGCCTTCAGGCTCAGGGTATTGGAAGGGTATAAAAAGGCAACAAAAAAACAGTATTAGGTTTATTAATTATAAAATATTTAGCATGGAAAATAATTCAACAACAATTCTAAATGAGATACTTGAAAAATTAAGTGTTCTCACTAAAGAAGATGAAATGGCACAAGGTATTGAAAACGCAGATGTCGTTTCTGAAAAAGTAGAAGCATCTGCACAAGAGCCTTCTACTGATCTTAACGAAGATGAGGATGAAGCTCCTGCTCCTACTCCAGAACCAGTTGAAGCAGAGGAGAATCCTGACGTTAAAACTTATGTTACAATGGATGCTTTTAATGAAGTCACAACAAGCTTAAAAGCAGAGATTGAAGCAATTAAGAAAAAAATGATGGCTGAAGTTCAAAACTACAAAAGCCAGAAAGAAGAATTATCTAAAGAGATAGAAAAGCTATCAGCAGAACCAGCAGCAGAGCCTATTAAGCATAGCCCTGAACCTGAAGGTAAAAAACTAGACTTGAACTTTAGTAATAATAGACCGCAATCAACTCTAGATAGAGTGATGCAAAGAATATCAAATAAATAAATTATTTAAAAATGGCAACAACTACATCAATTACATCAACCTACGCTGGAGAATTTGCAGGTAAATATATATCAGCAGCACTTTTAAGCGGAGAAACTTTGGCTAATGAATTAATAACTATTAAGCCAAATGTAAAATTTAAAGAGGTGTTAAAGAAAGTCGCAACAGATGACATCGTAAAAGATGCTACTTGCGATTATACAGACACCAGTACAATCACTTTGACTGAAAGAATACTTCAGCCAGAGGAATTTCAAGTAAACCTTACTTTGTGTAAAAAAGATTTTGTGTCCGACTGGGAAGCAATTTCAATGGGTTATTCAGCTTTCTCAAGCCTACCAGAAAACTTTACTGACTTTATTCTAGGGCATGTTGCAGATAAGGTGGCTCAAAGAATGGAAAATAATATCTGGGATGGTACTAACGGAACTACTGGTCAGTTTGATGGGTTCAAAAAAACTCTTGCTGCTGATTCAGACGTAGTAGATGTTACAGCAACTGACGTTACTTCTGCAAATGTAATAGCTCAAATGGGAGCTGTAGCAGATGCAATCCCATCTACAGTGTATGGAAAAGAAGATTTATATATCTATGTTGCTTCAAACGTTTATCGTGCTTATGTAAGAGCTTTAGGCGGATTTGCTAGTAACGTAGGAGCTGCTGGTACAGATAACAAGGGTACTCAGTGGTTCAATGGTGGTAACCTAACTTTTGATGGCATCAATGTTGTTATGGGCAAAGGTTTACCAACAAACATTATGATTGCTGCTCAAAAAAGTAACTTATTCTTCGGAACTGGTTTATTATCAGACCATAATGAAGTAAAAGTTATTGATATGGCAGACATCGATGGATCACAAAACGTAAGAATCGTCATGAGATTTACTGCTGGTATCCAGCATGGTATTGGAAGCGAAATTGTGTTATATACATAAAATAGCTTTCTAAATTATATAAGGGTAGGTAAACATCTGTCTGCCTACCCTTTTTTGTTTAACTTAAAATATTTTAAATTATGTCATGTACTTTAACAGGGGGTAGACAAAAGCCATGTAAAGATGCAGTAGGTGGAATCAAGAAAATATATTTCGTAGACTTTGGAGGGTTGAATGATATAACAACAAC